CGCCTTTTGCCCTGATTGCTCTGTAGTCAAACTTTGGCTTCCAATTGTTTAAGCCTAAGTAACTCTTCATCAATAACTTAATTGAGTCAGCCCACCCTTCAATGTTGTCAGAGATTAAATACTTCTTGCTCTTCTCTGCTTTCTTGATTGCTGGCAATTGACTGATATTGTGCTGTTGCACTGAGTACCCTACACCTGTGCCAGATAGCAATAAGAACATTGTCTCGCTAAACGCCTTGTAGTGATCAATTGGCAAAAAACTGCAATTTCCAGTTAATAATCCTCCAGATAAAACAAAACTATGATCTTCATCAACCTCAAGACACCATACATCTTCTTCTAAATCTTCTTCAATAGATTGCAAATACCAATAAGAATTAGGAGATTCTCCAATTCCGGTATAGCCTCTAAACCTAAGAGTTTCTGGTCTTGTTCCAAAATTAGTAACTTGATCCGTGTAATCATAAACCCCAGTAACAAAAAATCCAGAAATTTCTAATGCATGTCTAATCCATTCAAAATCAGCCTTTCTTGATGATTGTATTGATTTAAACATAGACACCTGCTGAGATGTTTTTGCTCCGTCAGCATCTAAATAACCACGAACAAAAGCTCTTAATAATTCAGGAGATGTATCTTCTAAAGATGGCTTTTCTTTTAAGTACTTTCCAGTATAAACCATAACATCAGAGCCTATAGATTTTGGCTTAGAAGATTTAAAACCCAATTCTAAAAATCTTTCCTCATACTTTGTATCATGATCACATAATCTAACCATAGAGTGTGCTGGAATTCCATTTTCATCTCTAACTAGTGTTCCGTCGCCAAAAACATATCCGTATGCCCACATGACTCTTTCTTCAGGAGAAGATTTCCAATATTCAAAATCATTAAACCATTGGACTTGCTTAAGTCCATCTCCAACAGCAATAGATTGTGTTCTTGATTCGTCTTTTAAAATCCATGTATGATTATTTGTTGCCCTAATAGTTTTTTCGCTTCTACCTTTTCTAAAGTAAAGTTTAGATAATTTTTGTTTTCCATAAGACTTTACAATGGCATTCATCCACCTACCATTATGTGTCATTACTTTTACAGAATCTCCATTTTTGAAGTCTGAAAAAGAAAAAACACCAGTACTAGTAATAAATTCGGTTTCAGCCCCAAAACAATTAAAAAGTCTTACTGGGTTTACCTCAATCGCTTTACCACCAAACTGTAATGAGCGCATAGAAGGTAAAACTTTCTTGTCATATACATACTCGTACGCTGCGTCAATTGTTGCGTGCATATGAGGGAACTTATTCAAGTGCATTGTCTTGTTGCGTGTTACTAACTCTTCCCACGTCTCACGTCTTTGCTTTGAGTCAATGTATTTAGCATACTTACTCCAAACAATAATGTCCGATAATATTTCGTTTTCTTTTCTCATCTTAGAATTTTTTACCGTGTTTGTATCCACGCATAGAGTTGTACTTCATTTTAAGGTCGATGTGCTTCTCAAGATCTACGTTAAGACCGCCACACAAATCAAATAGTCTGATAGCAACGTCGGCTAACTCATCTTCAAAAGTATTCTTTACGTTGTTCTCAAATGAATTCTTCCATAGTTCTTCATTTAAGATGAACTCTTCGTCATGAGAGTTTACAATAAGGTCATTATATAAGTCAGTTGTGATTGACTTATTTGCATAATGATCTTTGCGTAGAGCTTCAAGCCCTTCAGATAACTCGCTGACAATCAGCATTAATAATTCTCCGATGTTACGCTCTGCGTCCCACCATCCGCCATTCTTGGCTTTCTCGTGTGCTAAAGTAATTAGCTTGTTGATTGTTTTATTTTGTTCCATAGTGTACTTCTGTTTTAAATCCTTTTTCTTTTAGTTCTTTTATTCTGTATTCTTGTAGTGGTGATAACTTACCATCTGCTCTCTTTACCTCGCAGAAGAGGATTCCTTTCTCAGGGTGAAGTGCCAATAAATCGGGAATTCCGTTTTTGTTAGTCTTAACTAATTTCAGAACATAATACCCGTCTGCCTCTAACTCTTTGATTTTCTTAGTTTGTACCTGTTGTTCGGTTAACATGGGTCTGCAAAGATAATAATTTGTATGAAGATTTGAAATGAGAAATTGTAAAATTTTTCTTTTTTTGCACAACCTTATAAATTTTTTCTTCTATGCCACCTTTTGTGAATACCCAGTAAACTTTGTTGTGCATCCTATCCTTGGTTGTCATCCTATCCTTTGCCTGAAAATAACTCGTTGCACTGAAGTCAATGTTGTAAAACACAATGTGATCAGCAACGCTCAAGTTAATTCCTTCCCTTCCCGTAACAATTTGTATAGCAAAATTGTCACAAAGCCCATTTTGAAACGTGGCCAAATCTGTCGTTACACTATCACCAAACGCTAGCTCTATCGCCATTAGCTCTGCCTTAAACTTGTAGAATATCGCTATTCGTTTTCCGGCAAACCTCTCTCGTATAAACTTTGCTTTAAAGTCGCTCACAATCATTGACGCACCTGACTCAAATATTATTGTGCCAGAGCATAATTGATGAAGCTTCTGCATCAGCTTGGCTCCAGTGTCTGCAAGGATAATCTCTTTCTTGCCTTCAATCACTCTGTCTCTGACAAGGTCATCGCACAACTTACTCACAATCTCTGGCATATCAACCCTGAGAATCTCTTCCTCAACGCTTGACTCAAAGCCTGCCTCTTTCTGTGTGAATGAGATAAGATACTTCTTCACCCTTGCGTCGATCTTATCTTGTATGCCGTGTGAGTAGTCATTGATAAACAAGCTATTAATCTTACGCTGCTTTATGTCCACATAATCTTTGGCCCACTTGTAGAAGTTCGTGTAAGCAGCAAATGGTGAGGCAGATCCAAGAACCCACATTTGATGGTACATCTGTGAGTATGACTCAGGGGATGGGGTACCTGACAAATAGATAGCCTTGCATCTGTGCTTGTCAATGATGTCCTTCACATCCTTTGCCCGTTTGCTTGGTTTAGGAAACTTACCAAAGCAGTGCGCTTCGTCAAGTATTATGAGCGATAAACTTGACATATTTATCTTGTGAAGGCTCTCATAGTTTACAATCTCAAGGCTATACCTCGGAGCCAACTTGTCGTAGTCGCTTTGTATAGATCCAATTGCTTTTTTCTTTGTAACAAACAAGACAGATGTGGCCCCAACTTGTGAGGCTATCTGCAATGATGTCAGCGTCTTACCCGTACGAACCTCAAGGGCCAGGTATACGAATTGGCTTGACTGCAATATTGCAGTGGTTTGATCAGCTATTTGCTTTTGGTAGTCCCTTAGTTGAATCATAAATGCATTTACTAATTCTATCGAATAACTCTTGTAAGTCATTTACATTGTCTATGCTCCAACCCTCTGTTTTTAAAACGTAATAGCAACCTTCATCGTTATCTATACCAAGCCCAGACTCACATTCTATGGTTATCTCCTCGTATTTATCTGTTGTCCCATTGGTATTGCCTTCTTGCCCAAACGTGAAAGAGCACTTTTCTAATTTTGGTTTATCACTCATAGTTTTCTTTTTAAAATGTAATCGTAGCACAAAGTAAATGTTCCAGTAAAAAGAGTGTATAATAGAAAGAAATCAATCACAAATCCAAAAACTGGCTTGTAACAAACTATTCCCAACATTATAAACCCAATCATTAATGCTTTAAACAAATGCCATGCATCAGTTAAGAACACTAAAATAGTAGAAGAGAATAAGAACTTTTCTTTATTAGGAACATAAGGAGTACTCCACTTGTTTATCCATGATTCTTTAGGATCCCAAAATAAAGGATTAAAGTTCTTAAAAACGCTCAAATCGTATCTAGTAAACAAAGTATCCATTACTCCGTTACAGATTCCTGCTAGTATTATAAATAGTATGTTCATAATTTTTGTTCGTTCACGATTTCGTGAACATTGGTTCTTTCTTTAAATTTTTGTATAATTACTTTAATTGCTTCTGTGATTACTTTTGGCTCCTGCATGGGGATGTCTTCACCCGTTCTCCAGTCGTTGTAATATGCCAGTATTATTATTGCTTCTTTTTCTGTCATACTTTGTCCTTAAATACATACCTTAATAACTTCTTCTCAAGTGGTTTCTCGTGTCTTACGCGTCTTTCGACAATCTCTTTGTACCTCCAGATCGTGTAATGATGCACGTGCATCATGTCAGAAATCTCATACTTGGTCATATTAACATACCAGTATAATACATAAGCGATTACGGCCTTGATTGCCGCCAACTCGTGCGCACTTGTCTTGCACATTACTTGCTCTGGCTTCACTCCGTGATCATCGCAAATCTCTTTAATAATTTCTTCTACGTTCATAATTGTTTATGGTTATAATACATGATCCATCTTCCTCGTCCATCCCTTCCACTCTCTGGCAATATGCCAGTCGTGTAAAGACCATATGCGTCAAGCCAAGAATAAAACTTATTCATTGAGATTGACATCTTAGCCCTTGGTCCAAAGTCAGGGTTGTCAGAGACAAACATATCATATAGTTGTTGTTTGTAATATTTAGTTTCTGTTTCAATCGTTCCATCATTGATCACCCACTCCCAGAAGTTGTGGTCTGTCTCAGCAATAAACTTACGCGTCTTGAGATTCTTGAAGTCACTCTTCACAAATCCTTCGCACAAGTAAAGCCTAAGATTTGAAATCATGTAGTTATCAAACCTAAGCCACTCATCCTCATCCCAATCGCTGAACAGCAATCTACCGAAATCATCCTCAGGTGTAAAGTCTTTGCTATAGTGTTTCTTAAACTCAAGCTCCCACTTCCTTCTCTCAAATGAGTTACCCTTCCCCTTGATCGCATAGTTTGTCGTGATGACAATCTTTGGTGACCTACTGAATGGTATCTTAATTGCGTCCTTATTCTTCTTCTCAAGCGTGATCCCCTCGGTAACAATACTGAACAACCTCTCAAAATCAAAGTGCTTCTTCACGTCATCAAACGTCAGTATCTGTGTATCTGCCGACACCAACTGATAAGCGAATGATTTCTCAAAGCTGAACTGCTTACCATCGATGATGACCATTTTCTTCATCTTGCTTATCGCATTCACGAACAAGCCTTTTCCCGTTCCACCCTCAGGATTGTCGGAGATGACCTCGTCATTAATAATCACTGCCGGGCAATACCCAACATTCTTAAAGCCATGGAGAAGGTAACCAATGGTGCTCTCAACCGACATGATTCTATCTGGTTCATTGCCAGCGATGTTGCTGATAAATCTCTTGTAGTCGCAATTTGCGACTGGTTGTATAAAGAAGTCTCTGTCAATAACTTGGTCCTTCCATACATATCCACCCAAATCTAAGTAGTCAACAATTGTAATGTCCTTGCACGTTGCCTTCACGGCACAATTCTTATAGTAAAGATATGAGGTATCTTTCTCGTCTGAGATAAAGTAAACATCAACATGAGAAAGCATTGTTAAGAAATCTTCCTTGAAGAACCTTGTCTTGTCAGCAAAGAAATTGTACACCTCCATGTCACCACATTTTAGAATGTAAGTGAGAATGAAATCTTTTATCTCTTCCTCTGTTGTGTTGTCGATTAAATTATTGGTCACTTTCACGAAGATGTAGTTCTTTGTCCCTTCAGGAGAATACTTGTAGTATCCATTGTCCTCTAAGAACTCTTTGAACTTATAATGCAACATCTTTATTACACCCTTCTCTGATCGTTCCCAAAACTCAACATGGTGGGAGTCATCCTCAATGCTATTGATCGTAGCATCTATTACATCGTCTTCAATGTCTGACTCCCTCAGTTGAAGACGGATCTCCTTTTTTGATACACCTGCCTTAAGTTGCTTCTTGATTGAGTCAACCTTCTCGATATCTTCAAAGAACCTTGTGTTGTATTCATCCTTATTCTTGTATGCGCTGTCGCAGATAACTTTTATCTCAGGCATCTCAAAGCCCTCGTGTGCAAACTCACTAAGAGCGTACATGGCCAAGTCTTTGTTGATACCAAACTTGTTGTACCTTGATGCCAGAATGAATATGTTATTGTTGCGCTCGCCTACGACCATGCCGTATTTCTTGTCCCACCATACCCTAAGCCTTCTAATAATTTCATTCTGGTCGGTTAACTTTATTGTCGACTTAGAAACATTGGTTATCATCTCCTCGTACTTACCTTGAGACATATCCATCCACACAGCACTATTTGGATTGATAAAAATTAGTGGATCATAACTCTCATAGCATACCCGTGAAATGTTACTACACTTCACATCGAAGTTAGGGCTGTTATATTTGCCTTCTAAGGACTTAAAATAGTGCTTGTGGTTGTCTGAATCCTTTGGGATCCTTACGATCAATTTAAGGCCGTCTCCTGAGGGAGAAACAAACACGCTATAGGTGTACTTATCTTTTGTTAGTTCTTGTTTCTTAGCAATCAACTCATGTTGCTTGTCAAAATCATCAAAGTCAAGGCAAATGAATCCGCTGTGTTCAATAAGTGCTTTATCATTTCGCGTATTGAATGTGCCTGAGAAACAAATCGCTGGCAATTCCTGTTTAAGTATATTGCGAACATCTTTGTTCTTCTCTTCTCTGATGCGTTTTATAATGTCTTTATTCTTGCCTTCCTTAATTCGGGCAAGTATCCCGTCAATCGGCCTAAAGAAAGGCGTTGACGTGTCTTTAATGTTTCGAAAAACTGTGATTTGTGTCATGTTGTGTCGGTTTTATGTCGATTTTTTATAGGCTAAGTTATTGTTTTTAATTCTTTTAACCCATTTGTGTCGTTTTTTTATTTTTAAAATGAAATAAAAATAAAATAGAATAGATAAATTAATATATACTGAAATTGGCAACTTTTTCCGACATTCGACACAAGCACCACCTGAAGTGATGCTATGTGTCTGTCGGTGATTAGATTAGAACGGCAACTCGTCCAAGTCTTCCTTCTTTTTTGAGGTTTTACTTGTGTCGGTTTTTGCAGGTGGCTCGACAAGTTGACCATCTGACCATGCTACTTTGCCTGATCCAAGATAGTTTTTCTTGTCTTTTGCCTCACGCTCTTCCTTAGATTGTTCTTCCCAAACGCTGGCGTTCTTACCCCACTCGTTTGTGTCGTTGTTAAGTGCTACGGTAAAGTTTAAATACTTACCATCTTTTAACTTGCTCTTTGTGATCTTAGTCACGTCGATTGATACTGATACTAATTGTGCCATATGTTTTATTCTTCTGTTGTTTCTAATGCGTCCATCTTTTCTTGAAGATAGTCTGATAATTCTTGTAGTCCCTTGTTGTAATGATAGATAAGACTAATTAATTCTTTGTCGTCCATCACATCGTCATTTGATACTGGCCATAGGCCAAAGATCTCGTCATGTACTCCCTCGTACATGGTTAATTTTTCTTCTCTTGTCATAATGTTTGTTTAATAATAAAATTGCTTACGTCCTCAGTCTTATTTGGTCCGAAGAATTTGTGGTACTGCTCAACTGCCCTTGATACTTTCTCTCTGCCTCTGTCTAAGAACTCCTCAGAGCAATCATAAACAGCAACACGGTTAGTTTCCTTTTCGACAACAATAAACTCCATAGGCTTGCCAAAGAATTGATTATATAGCCATGCCTGAGAGTCATAGTTGTACTTTCTTGCGCTGAACATAAAATCATCTAGCTTTGATGTTGTCTTCAGATCGTAGATAACGTCATCCTTCACAATGTCAGCCTTCCCTTTCCACATAACTCCCATGATCTCCCTGACCATTGGAACCTCGTAGCCAATCACGTCATCATAAACCATGTCATACGTTGTGATGTTGCCAGTGATGGCTTCAGCCATCTTCATTATCATGTCTTGTTCTGCTGACAATAATCTTATCTCTCCATCAGCGCACGCATCCTTGTAGATGTTTGTGTTTCTGCTTGACGCATTTACAATTGTGAAATTGTCAATCTTGTCCTTCTCGATCAACAAAGTATGGAAGTAACTTCCTTTTACCATGTCGACAGTCTTTTCTTTGTTTCTTTTAAAACTTGATGGATCCTTTAGCAAGGCATCAATGTCTGAGTTGGATAGGAATTGTTTTCCCATCTCGCCATAGTAGTTGGCATCATCCTTTAATAGTTCTAGGTTCATTTAATTGTTTGATTAGATTTTTTTCGTATATTTTAGTTACTGATTTACTCTCACACTTGGTGGCTACGCCATCAAATTGGACGAGACAATAATTCTTGTCTACGTTTGAGATGTACTTGCCGAATGTTGTATGGGTTGCCAGTAGTGGTCTGTAGGCAACCCAATCATCCTTGATCATTACTGAGTGATTTCTTTTTGAATCTCCGTGCTTATCACGTCATCAATCACGTACTTCTTGGCTAACTGATCAATTAACTTCTTGGCTCCAAGTTTTCTGTTAGCCTGCACATATGCAATTGCCTTCGTCCAATTCTCATCGCCAATATTTAACACGATCTGAGTCTGCTTGCCATCGTCCTTAGATGTGTCAGCCTCCTCGAAGTCTTCACCGGCATAGATGTTGATACCAAGGCCATGTAATGCCAAGGCCTTCACAGTGCTACGTTGAATCGCTTTATTCACATCGAATGATGTAATCACGTCAACTAACACTGATTGATTGCGCAAGTTCATTACTGGCAATTGATCAATGTGCTCAACGCCTTCGATAGTTACACCAACCTTTACCCATGCCGTTCTGCCATCAGTAAAGTAGTTCTTGCCATCCACATTCTCATAGATGGTTCTGCTTGTGTTCGGGCAATTAATACACGCAAGTCTCCATGCGTTAGCCCATGACAAATAACTTTGTCCTTGTTTCTTCTCAACGTACTTCGTGACGTCAATGCTCGATAGTTTTTCAAATGTTGTATTCATATTAGATTTTTTAGGTATTCTTTAAACATAAACCAGTAGCAACTATAAATACTATGGTCAATAAATAATGCATGGGTGTATTCCCAAGTAAAAAAGACATGGTATAGTTCCTTGTACTTTATTATTGTGAATGTCTCGCTTTGGTAAACTTTCATAACTTGCTGAATGGTATTGATTGAAATTCTACTTTTACATATCCTTCTTGAATAAGACCCTGATGGTGAGCGATCATTCTCTCTAAGTACCATTTGGCTTTCTTCATGTCTTCTAAGCCACCCTTATTCTCACATCTCCAAAGGTACTTAATCACGTTGGCAGTTGCCACGGCATCTAATCCTTTCTTATTCATGGTCGCTGATTCAATTGCATCGATACACTCAACTTTGCCTTGCTTGTAATGTGTTGGGTTGATATTATCTTTCATCGGATTACAAAGTTAAAACTAAGTTTTGGAAATACAAGTTTTCATCAAATAATTTTTGATAATTTTTAACGTACTTGTATACAGTTGATTGATTAATCCTGAGGTGGTGTGCAATGTCTTTTACATGGAAGTCTTTAACTTGGTATAAGTAAAAACAAAGGCCTTGCTTCGCTTTATTCACGCCCCAGTCTTTGGTGCTTGTGAATATATCTAAATGGTTTTTCACATCATATTCATGTGCCAGATTAATAGCCATTTTAACAATGTCTTGGCACGCTTTACAGAACTTGGCAGACATTTCTTGATTGCCGAGCATTGCCTCTCGTTCAAAGTCAGAGAAGTCTATCCCCGTCTTAATGATGCCCGAACAACAATTGCAGAGCAGTGCCCCATTCCCATTGTTAAACTTAAAGATCGCTTTCATTTGTTATTTCAATTGTTTTAATGTAATTTTCATTACCCCTAATATTATTAGTTGCTCTTTGTAATGTTGTATGCTGCATACCTAATTCAAATTCACCATTTTCTTTTTCGTACACATTTATCCAAATAGATTTCCTTTCCTTTGCCATAAATAAATCCCATGATGTTTCTCTAAATATATTGTAAATTCCATGTGTAGTCCAAGACAAAACATCTTCATCACCTTCTATTATCCCGTGTAATGGTTGTATAAGTGTAGCACTTTTAAACAAATGTAATTGAGTAACTTTTTTACCGTTTCTTGTGATAACTGGTTCACCAGCTAATGCACGTTCTAAATTAAATGCTTTCATTTGTTACCTCCGTATGTTTCGTTGTAGTAGTCGTCAAATGTTGGAAAGTTGCTCATAAAACTTTGATTGTAAGTTTTTTCATGTTGCTCCTTCTCCATTTCTTTGGCTTTCTCAAGTCCGTTGAATTGCTTAATAATGTAGTTCTGAGTGTCTTTTGGGATCATGTCCCATAGTATGTCTATTGCTGTCATTTTATTTGTTTTAGTTTAGCGATATAATTTGGATCCTCAGCGTAACGATGGTTGATATTTGTTAGGTATCTGTTCTGTATCGCCACATAGTCTCTTAGGCAGTCTCTATATGTCGCATATGCGCAGTGGTCATTCTTCATGCCGATGACAAGTTTAGATCTCGATGTTCTTATGCCTGCAATGTTCTTGTTCTGCTTGCAGATATTACTCGTGAAGTGCCCCGTCTCAATCTTAAACTGCGCCAATGCCACAGGCACTTGCATACAGCCCAGGTGCGTCAACTCACTGATGATTGCGCTGTCCGTCAAGGGAATATCCTCCACTAACTTCTCCACTATCATCGTTTTGTATTTCGTTAAAATTAAGCGCTCTTGTAATAATATAAGTGTAATCACACTTATTGCAATAAAGTTAAACGCAAGGCTTGTCCAAAATGGGAACCTAAAGTCAAATACTTTTTTGATTACCATCGTTTCTTGGTCGATAGAAATTAATTTTTTTCTCATAATATTTTATTTTTTTAATGGTTTCTTGATTGCTTGGATTCTTTTCCAATAAATTGTTTAATGTGTCAATAGATAGCTGTATTGACATGACATCAAATCCCTCCTTATCATACATCTCATAATAACGTGGATGCACCTTTTCATAAAAGTCACCACCAAGGCGTGTGTTGTATATCACAACCTTGCCGTTGTCAAACTTTTCCACCTTGCATCCGTTGTCAATGATGTAGATACTATTTTTTCCTTTGAATACTGGTCTGTTGTGCATCGATTTGTTTTTTTAAGTTTTGTTGAAAGTCATTGAAGTCCACCTTGCCATCGGGATATACTACCCTCATTGCCTTGGGATTGTGTTCGTTGATCGGTGATATAATTGTTCGTATCTCTAGTGTTGTCATTTGTTACCT